CCGGGCTTATTGAGCGCGCCAAGAAAAAGAAATCCGGCAAGGGCGGTGGTGGCGGCTCCAGCACCAGCTACACCTACAGCGTGTCGTTCGACGTGGCGATCATGGGTCGGCCTGGGCAACAGGTCCGTCGCGTGTGGATGAACAACAAGTTGGTTTTTGATCTGTCATTCGGAGTGTCGCTCCCTGCATATGACGCGGTGAACGGCAGCCTGTATACCAAGGCAATGGCCACGCACACGGTATTCGAGGAAATGCACTTTTGGCCTGGCACCACCATGCAAATTCCCGATGCAATGGTCGAGGCCATCGAGGGCGTGGGTAATGTGCCGGCGTATCGCGGGATCTGCCATGTGTCGTTCAAGACTTTGCAGCTGGCCGACTTCGGCAACCGTTTGCCAAACATCGAGTTCGAGATTGAGGCGGACACCACGATAGTGCTCGGCCAGGTCGTGCATGACATTTGCGGGCGATCCAATATCGACAACACCTCTGTGATTGGCCTGATCGACCCGATCAGGGGCTACATCATCGCTCGCCCGTCAAACGGTGCTGGCGCAATCGCCCCGCTCGGCATGGCCTACCACTTCGACGTAGCCGAGCAGCGCGGGCAAATCCGATTCGTGAAGCGCGCGCGCGCAATGAAGGCCACGATACCTGTCTCGCAGATGGGCGCCCACGAGGGCAACGAAGAGGCAATCGAGCCTATCCGGCACAACACGCTGTCAACTGTTGACCTGCCCAGGCAGATGACGGTTTCGTTTGCTGACCCTGCGCTCGACTATCAGTCGAATTCGCAACGAGCAATCAGGGATCAGGGTGCGACCGAGAATCTTGAATCGGTGCAATTCCCGCTAACCATGTCGGCGGATGAAGGCCGGCGCATTGCGGATCGGCTGCTATGGTCGCCGTGGGCGGCGCGTAAATCAGCGACATTCAAAGTCGACGACACATGGGTCAGGCGCGACCCTGGCGACGTGCTGGGCATTCAGGTATCCGATCAAGTCGTGCCCTACAAGCTCCTGCGCATGACCCGCGGCGACAACGGCGTGATCGATGCCGAGGTGCAGCGCGACGATCCTGAGCTGTACAACTCGACCGCGGACGGCGTTGCCGGAACTATCCCTGCCAACACGGTCAGGTTCCCCGGCCCGACAGAACTGGTACTGATCGACTCGCCAATCTTCCGCGACCTCGAAGACGACACCGGGTTTTATTGGGCAGTCACTGCGCCCGAGGATGGCTGGCGCGGCGCTGAAATCATGCGCTCATCCGATGGCGGAACGACTTACAACACGATGAGCGAAGTCGCGGTACGCTCGAATTTTGGCAATGTAGCGTCGGCGCTGCCGTCCGGGCCTACTGCGTACTGGGATCGCGGTAGCGTGATAACGGTCGTGCTGGACCGTGACGATGATGAGCTTGAGAGCCTGACAGAATTCGAGGTGCTCAACGGCAACAATGCTTTTTGGCTGGGGCCGGCGACCGGCGTCGGTGGCGAGGTGGCGCAGTTTGCCACGGCAACCCTGATCGCGCCGCAGACCTACGAACTGACCGACCTTCTGCGCGGGCGCCGCGGCACAGAGTCGTTCGTTGGCACGCACGGATCAAATGAGACTTTCATCCTGCTGGACCCGTCGACGCTCGGCCGGTCTGACCTCGGCCCTGGGGATTGGAATTCGTCCAGGCTGTACAAGCCGGTATCGTTCCTGACCGACATTGACGACACACCGTCGCAGGCTTTCACCAACACAGGCGTCGGCAAGATGCCGTTCTCGCCGGTGCATGTCCTGGGCGTGCGCGACACGAGCGACAACCTCACAGTCGAATGGGTGCGCCGGTCGAGGCTGCAATCATCCGGCCTGGCTGGGCCTGTGCCGCTTGGCGAGGAATCAGAAGCGTATGAGGTTGACATCTACAGCGGCGCCGCAGTCGTTCGGACGATCAGCGCCACAACGCCGGCAATCAGCTACAGCGCGGCCGAGCAAACGGCGGACGGATTGTCGCCCGGTAATCCGGTAACATTGCGAATCTATATGCTCAGCTCCGTCCGAGGCCGAGGTTTTCCAGCAATTTCAGTGGTGTGAGGCTTTATGACAACGTCAGCAGATTTAGGCATCCCGTTCATCGACGCCGGCCAGGGCCAGCCCGAGGTCACACACAATGAGATGGTGTTGCTATTGCAGGCCATGACCAACGGCGTCGTAGATCGCGGCGTCAACGATCCGCCGGTTGGCCCTACCATCGGCGACAGCTACATCATCGGCGCGGCTCCGACTGGCGCATGGGCTGGCCGTGCCAATTGTGTGACGATCTGGTCGGGCACGGCGTGGGACTTCATCCCTGGCGAGACTTCTGCCGGCACGCCGATAACCATGGGCGCGCGACAGGAAGGAATGCGTATATGGGTCCGCGACGAAAACACCCTGTACGTCTGGACCGGCTCAGCCTGGCTCAACTTCGCCAGCACGCCCGCCACTGCGACCGACTACGGCCAGCGGGCAATCACCGGGAATACAACTGTTCTCGCCATCACCGCTGCCGTGGACCCTACTCTGTCCACGAACAGCGACTATGACCAAGTCCTCGGCATCTTCAACGCACCACCAGACGGCGAGAACAGCAACATAACCCAGCAGACCAACACGTTCACCATCGCAACCGATGGGGTTTATCGGATTGAGGTCTGGGCGTCGGTCATGTCGAACGCAAACAACACGGCGCTCGCGGTGAAGTTCGGGATCAACGGGACTATCGGCCTCGGCAGGCGCCCAAAGGTTTTCCTGCGCAATGCTGGCGAGACACACACGCTGACAGCGTTCGGGTATCACCACTTCGACGCCGGCGACATTGTGTCGCTCTGGTTCGCGTCCGACACGTCGGCCAACATCACGTTCGAGGACGCCGTGTTCGGCGCCGTTGCGATGAAGTACGATACATGAGGTGACTCCATGAAATACGCTATGGCATTCGCTGCATCGTTCGCTCTGGTTTGGTTTATCGTTTTGCCGCAGGTAGCCACAAGCGAGGGCATTGCCCCTCTTGCGGTTTCAGGGGATCGATTCACGGATGAGTTCGGGCTAGTGCAGTGGCATGATCAGGCGGCATGGGAGTGTTACTGGATGGTGATGATCGCCGGCAAGAAGGTCGCGGCTAAGCATCATTCGGCGCCGCTGGATAAGCCGGAGCGGATATATGCGCTGTGCATGTTTGAGAAAAACCAATGGACGTAACCCGGAGCGGGTGATTACCGGTCGCTGGATTGCTCCTTGCTCTCAAACAATACAGCCATTACCTGCTTTCTTTCTGAATCAAGTGCATCTAGCAGCGTGTCAAGTTCGCTGAAGTTCTGTTTGGCCCGGCTTCGCTGCAATGTGTATCCGTGCTTCGCCATGAACCAAAGAAACACGTCAATGGTGTAGCAGTGGGCCTGCCGCCAATTCACTGCATTCGCTGGATGGTCGTCTTCGCAAACGATGTGCTCAGAGATTCCCTTGAACAGCCTTTTGCAGTTATGGAAATCGCGCATGAACTCAGGTAGGTGCTTTTGCTCGTCGCGCCATTGCTTAAGCTGCTGATCCATCATTCACCTCGTAACTGTCGCAAGCGTAAACATCAGGCCGGCTATGTGTGCGATAGAAGCTTGGCATCCGGTGCTCGATGCACACGTCGCCGCCATCGTATTGATAACGGCCATAACCCCAGGTGACGGCAAGGCCAAGCGCGACGTCAATGCCCTTATGCTCGGCCCATTCTGGCTCCTTGCTCCAGTCGACGATCATGATTAATTCGCTCGATGTTCGGCCATCATTTTTTGGCAATGCTCCAGCCATCCAGCCTTGTCGCCATCCAGCAAAAATGGGCGGGCCAGATCTATCGTGGCCTGCGCATTTTGCCAGTAGGTTATGCCTTCGCCGTGACTGCCCCACAAGTTCGTCAGACCGAAGCAGTCAGCAAGAGCCTGGACGCTATGGCCTAGCCGGGCATCTGCGACGGCTTGGCCGTTTGCGAAAATCCAATCAAGG